TTGCAGATTCCACCATCTATTATTGGTATTAATAAAATTTTCCAGTATGATGATGCTCAATCAGTGAGCACCTCTAATATGTTCAGTCTTAAATATCAAATGTTTTTGAATGATGTTTACTACTGGGGTTCCACTGATCTTCTCTCATATACAATGGCAATGAGTTACTTGGAGACAATGAATTTTCTCCTCAATACTCACAAGCAAATCAGATTCAATCAAAGACAAGATAGAATGTATCTTGATATTGATTGGACCAGTCTGAGAGTTGGGGAGTTCATCATTATTGATTGTTGGAGAGCAATGGATCCTAATGATTACTCAAGAGTTTGGAATGATTCATTCTTGAAACCATACTTGACAGCACTCATCAAGAGACAATGGGGTCAAAATCTTATCAAATTCCAAGGTGTCAAACTCCCTGGTGGTGTTGAGTTTAATGGAAGAGCAATATTTGATGATGGTCAGAGAGAACTTGATGAAATCAAGCAAAAGATGATGAGTACATATGAACTTCCACCTTTAGACTTGATAGGATGATGTCATGCTCAATCCATTTTTTCTTAACGGTAGCTCAGGCGAACAAAATTTAATTCAAAGCCTAGTCAATGAACAATTGAAGATGTATGGCATAGAGATATATTATATTCCCAGAAGATACCTCAAAAAAAATACTGTAATTAAAGAGGTTATTCAATCTGAATTTACCAGTGCATATCCTATTGAAGCATATGTTGACAACTATGATGGATATGGTGGCCAAGGAACACTGCTATCTAAGTTTGGTATTCAAAATAATGATGATCTGACTTTGATTGTTTCAAAAGAAAGATACGAAACATATATAACTCCTCTTACTGAAAATCTTCCTAATATTGAGTTGGCAACTAGACCAAAAGAAGGTGATTTGGTTTATTTTCCACTTGGTGATCGTCTTTTTGAGATTAAGTATGTTGAGCACGAGCAACCATTCTATCAACTCCAAAAAAACTATGTTTATCAACTAAGATGTGAACTCTTCAGATATGAAGATGAAGTTCTGGATACTGGTGTTGAAACAATTGATGATGAAATTGAACAAATTGGATATATTCAAACATTAACTCTTCTGGCAGTTGGTATTTCTACCATTGCCACAGGAACTGCTAATATGTGTGAAGCAGGATCAGTCCAAAGAGTTGCAATCACAAATGCTGGTGTAAATTATACATCTGCCCCAATAGTAGCATTTTCCTCTGCACCTGCAGGTGGAGTAACAGCAACTGGGATAGCATCTGTGTCAAATGCTTACATTGGGTGTGATGGTCAAGATACTGGAAAAGTTATTTCTATCAATATTACAAATGCAGGTTGTGGTTATACAGTTCCACCCATAATTACAATTCAAGGTGGTGGAGGAACAGGGGCAGCAGCAACAGCTGGTATTGTTACAACTAAGTCAGTTCAATACATTTCAGTTGCAAGCAGTGGTGCTGGTTATCTTACAGCACCAACTGTTGGCATTTCCACTCCTAGACACGTTGGGGCAGCAGCAACAGCTGTTTTAGATGTACCATCTTTAGTTGGTGCTGGAGTAAGTGTGATTGCTGCCCCAATTAGCATTGGTGCTTCTGCATATCTTTTCCCATATGGAACAACAGGTGGTGTATATTACAGAACTGCTCCTACTGTTACATTTGATGCTCCAACTGGATCTGGTGACAATGCAAGAGGTGAAGCGTTCTTAGACACATATCATCTTACTGGTGGTACTGTTAAGAATATTGCTATTACAACAGAGGGCAAATTCTACACATCTGCTCCTAGTGTCTCTCTCAGTCATCCAGGTTTTAGTTATGCTTCTGCCACTATTGATATTGGTGGTGGTGATGATGGTTCAAGTATTGATCCATCTACAGTAGCTTTCACAACAACAGGTAGAGCGTATACTACTGCACCAAATGTACTTATTGGATTAGGGACAGGAACAGATGTCACTCAAGTGGCAGTTGGTATTGCAACTATTGCACCAATCACTGGATTTGTGACTGCTGTTGGATTTAACACACAAACAGATCCTTGGTGTGTTGGTACTGGAGCAACTGTTGGTGCTGGATATACTGTTAGACCAACTATTAGTTTCAGCGGAAACACAGGTGCTACTTTAGCAACTGCCACAGCTACTGTTTCTGTTGCAGGAACAGTAACAAGTATTTCTGTTGGAAATAGTGGATATGGTTATGTCTCTGCTCCAACTGTGTATATTGCTGCACCTAGTGGTGGTGGATCTCAGTTTACTGCAACTGGAATAGCAACAATAAGATATGATTCTATCAAAACTGAAGGAACTGTTGGTATTGGATCAAATGTAATTACAGGAATCAATACATCAGGAATGATTGTTGGCGATAGGGTGAGAGTTCAATATGGGTATGATAGCACTTATGCAAGAATACGCACCTTCCCACCTGAGACATTTATTGTTGGTTTAGGTACAGATGAAATCACAGTAAACAATACATCTACAAATGTTGGATTAGCAACTACATCTATTGAAGTTGGTATCCAAAATTGTGGAATTGTGACTGGAATCACAGTCACATATGGTGGTGGCGGATATCTATTCCCACCAACTGTTACTATTTCTAATGAAGTAGCAGAAAAGAACTATGCAGATGAAGTTTCTGGTGTAACTCAAGCAGTTGGAATCACTACCATCAATAGTAATGGAAATGTAACTCAGGTATATCTTACAGATTCTGGCGCTAAGTATGTTATTCCACCTGATATCACTTTCTCTGAACCTATTGCAGGTATTATAACAAGTAGTGGATCATTTATCTTTAATGAAATTATTACTGGTGGAACATCAGGAACAACTGCAAGAGTTAAAGAATATGATGCGCCAAACAATACACTTGAAATTTCTATTGTAGATGGTGCTTTTGTTGCAGGTGAAACAATTACTGGATCTGACTCTGGTGCTGTCCATATTGTCAAGGGTGTTAACAATGATGATCTTGTTACACCTTATGCTGACAATGACACCATTGAACTTGAGGCAGACTCAATCATAAACTTCTCCAAATCTAACCCCTTTGGAATGCCTTAACTAAATAGAAGTATAATTCTGTAACAAAAATGTTTGAGTATTTCTATAATGAGATTTTCAGATCTGTAATTATTGGATTTGGATCTCTCTTCAATGGTATTGAAATCAAGCACAAGGACTCTAGTGATGATACTTTTAGTGTCATAAAAGTTCCTCTCGCTTATGGACCAACTCAAAAGTTTTTGGCAAGACTGGAGCAAGAATCTGACCTGAACAAACCAGTTCAGATGACTCTTCCAAGAATGTCATTTGAGTTTACTAATCTTCAGTATGATCCATCTAGAAAGGCAACTCAAACTCAAGCATTTTATGGTGTAACTGATGATGGAACAAAGACCAAAAAGGTCTATATGCCTGTTCCATACAATATGACATTTGAATTGTCAATTATGACAAAGTTGAATGATGATATGCTTCAAATTGTGGAGCAAATTTTACCTTATTTCCAACCAGCATATACTCTTCCTATTAAGTTTTTAGGTGAACTGGCAGAGACACAAAATGTTCCAGTTCAAATTGAATCTATCTCAATGGAAGATGATTATGAAGGTAATTTTGATACAAGAAGGGCATTAGTTTATACAATTAATTTTACTGCCAAGACTTATCTTTATGGTCCTGTTTCAGATGTTACAGGAGAAATTGTCAAGAAGGTTCAAGTTGGTTATATTGCTGGAACCAGAGGCGCTTCTGGAACTACTTACACTAGAGATGTCAGTTATCGTGTTGAACCAAGAGCAGTTCAGGACTACAATGACTCACAGATCACACAACTTAGTGAGGATATAGATCTTACTGAGGTAGTGATTGATGTTGCTGATGGTACTCAAGTTACCGCTGGAACATACATTTATGTTGGTCAGGAAGAAATGTTTGTTGAGAAAGTAACTGGCAACAAACTCACTGTCAGAAGAGCTCAAGATAAGACAAAGGCACAAATACACGCTTCAGGTGCTGCTGTTTATAGCATTACCAAAGCAGATGCTGACTTCATTGATATTGGAGACAACTTTGGGTTTGATGGT